ATATCTTGTTTATCAGGAATTACTATTTCCATACCAACATACATATCATTCCATATGTCATCAATTTGATTAAATTTACATAATATCCACCAATATTTACTTGTACCATATATTCTGTATGATAAAATATCAGGACGATATAAATCTATTTGTTGAATAGTATTAAATGATAATGGATATTTTATATAAAATGTATCCCAATCACTCAATAACATATCATATTCTTCATTGCCATAGAAGTTTATATCTTTTTTTAAGAAATTTTTTCTGTCAAATTTATTAAATACCATATATACTCCTTATGCAGTAATAACTATAGGTTCAAATGTGTATGATTGTGTAGGATTAGCATCTTTAAAATCTTTAAGACTATCGATATTTGTTTTTAGTATATTACCATCTTTATCACGAATAGCAATATTTCCTGCTCTATTATTAAATAATCCAATATCTTTAATAGTTCCTATAATTTTTCTACTACTTAAATGTAACGTGATATCCGCATATAACGGTCCTGCATTACCTCTTTCATTAGAAAATGAAACTTCAACTTGATTCAAAATCATATCCTCGTGTTTAAATATTTGACCTATTTCTACTATTAATGTAGGAGGAGTATTCCTCATTGTATATAAATCAGAATAATCTTTATACGCATTAGTAGTTGCACGTTTTATTATTTTCCCACCTGTTGAATTTTCTAAAGATTCTTCACCTTTTTTTAATGTTGATAAAAATGTTTTAAGACCTTCATTATCATTACTTGCTATTAAATTTTCGATAACATCTATAACTTTATCAGCACCTTTTTTTAATGCGTCTATACCTTTTTTTATCAATTCATCTTCAACCGTACTAACAGCAGTTGCCCACATCATTAAATATCTAACTACATGTAATGGTAATCCGTCACCATGAACATCTATCACTCGTATTTGAGGTTGTATATCAACATAACCACTTTTTTTCCAAAATTTCTTAGATTTAAAAACAGAACCTAATTCTCCTCCGCCAGCAGCAGTACCTACACCACCTAAAATCTGTCCTAACCCACTATCAAATGGTGTTGCTAATTGAGACCATTCAGATGTTAAAGAATAATCAAAATTACTTATTAAAATTCCTGTTATAGTTCTATCTAACATTTTTTTAGTATCTTTATCATCAGCCATCCATAATGACCAGTTAGGTTTAATACGAACCATATTTAACCCTAATGTGCCATCATATAAATCACTATTACTATCTATGTCACCATTACTAACATTTTTCCATAATATATTATCAACCACACTTAAATTATTCATAAATTACTCCTAGGATTTCCTAAATTTTGAGGTGCTACCTCATTATTAGGTGATGGTGTATTTTCTTTCATTTGTTGTCCAAATGCTATTGATAATGCATTAATGTCTTCACTTGTCAATTTAACAATAATAGGTGCTTTTGATTTATTTTTACGTGCAACATTTCCTTGTGGTAAATTAGCAGGTGAATCTATAGCATCTGCTTCAGGTTCAGAATGTCTACCACCACTAGGACTATCACCCATATTATTTATACCTGCACGTATTTTATCATAATTAAGACCTTTTGGTTCAATATGCCATGGTTCGCCACTAACAGGTCTATCTATTTTATATTTTTGAAATAAATTAGAATATCCAGGAACTTTTAACTTGACCACACCCTTACCTGCCATTATGTTAGCTTCAGGGGAATTTATATCTAATGCATATCCATAATTATGCATAGACCTTCCTGGTTCAGCAACAGGAGAAGGATTTTTACCCGCAGCTTTATCTTTTTGATATTGTGCGTATAATGCTTTTTGCTTTTTTATACTTCTATATGCTGAATTTATTTGAACTACAGAACCATTCATACCCCATTTATTTTTATGGTTAGGGTGTTGTTGTGCCATCAAATAATTAAATTCCTCAAACATTGAATTATAATTTTTCCAAACATCATCACGTACACCATTTACATCTACACCTTTTTCGCTATAATAATATGATGTTGAGCCAGGAACATATTTAAAACTTGTTTCACTATTTTTAGGGACTCCAGGTATTCCTCCACCTGAAATAGGGACAGGTTCAAACTCAGGAACAAGACTAAATGCATCAGCTTCAGGTTCACCGCCTGCACGTCTAGCAGCACCTTTATCATTAGCACCTTTAAGGTCTCTATATAAAAGAGCACCCTCTGCACCTAAACTAATAGCAGTACCTAAGAATGGGGCTACAAGATTTAATGCTGGAGCTGTTCCTGCAACAAGTTCTAATGCTGCACCTGCCCAGTCTCCGTGTGCTGCCCTATTTATAGCAAACGGTAATGATACTAATGTTCCTGCTATTGGTATTTGACTAACTGCTTTTTTAAATGCTGTAGCACCTGCTTTACCACCTAATTTAGTACCAAGTTTAAGCATGAGTTTACCCATTTTTTTCTTACCAGCTTTAAGAACACCTTTTCCTGCTTTAAGTATATTCTTCCCACCTTTTAATGCTTTTCCGCCCCATTTACCAACGAATTTGCCTAACTTAGAACCTGCGATTTTGCCACCAATATTTTTAATACCTTTACCTACAGCAGTTTTACCTAATTTAGTGGTCCATTTACTCATCGTAGACATCATACTGTGTCCCATACTTGCAACACTTTTCATAACATTATCCATAATACCTGATAAATGTGATGCCACCCCACTAAATACTTTACCTAACTTTTCACCGAAAAATTTTGTTAACGAACCAAAAACACCTTTTAATGGGTTCAAAATTAATTTATCTAAAAATCCTGCACCAAAACGTGCAACATTACTGAGCATATTCTTATCACCAGTTAATAAAAACCCTAATATACCTGCACCAGCTAATCCTGCACTAAGACTACCAAAAAGACCTTTAGCTTTTTTTGAAAAAGCCCCTTTAAATCCATCTAATTTATCAGATATTTTATCTAAAAGAAAAGTAGTTTTTTTACCAGTATCTTCACGTTTAAATGTATCTTTATCTTTTTCTTTACCAAAATTTTTATCAAAAACATTTTTAAGAGCTTTCGACAAATTACTAGTATCTTTAGATGATTCAGAAGATTTTTTCAATAAACCTTTCATCAATTTTTCTTGATTGGTTACTATTTTAGACAAATTATTATTCACAGACACTACATGCTTATCAATACTCTCCAAATGATTAATTTGGGTTTTTTGATTAGCTATAGCCCCTTTAAGCCCACCAGAAAATATACTACCTAGTCCATCTATAGATGAACTAGTTTTTTCTGAAGAATTTTTCATAAACGTTTCTAATTTTAGACCGTTTAAAAAATCATTATCTGCCATTGTCATTTCCACTACTATTTAAATTAGACATACCTATACCTAAATTAGAGATAGACATCCTGCCTTCTCGTTCTTTATTGGCTTCATTTTCTCTTTTGCGTTCGTCAACAAGGCGTTCAAATCTCCAGATAAATTCATAGTATTCCATCTGATTATAATCAAATGGAATACCTAATGCATAACTCATTTGGAATTCAAACTCCAATATATCATTAAGATTTATATTTGGGAAGAAAGAAGTCGGGCTGAAATGTAATCCCTAACTGGGATGTACCTCCACATTTATCACATTCGACATCTATATATGGTTTAATACCTACGACATTATCACCTAACGCTGTTGTCAACGTTGAAAAATCTTCTGCTGTCATCCCTAATACGTAATTATATTTTGATACAGCATCAACATCTTCACTGTTTATAGATTTAATCATATATGAAATCATCAACAATTCATCATCAATTCCGTCTTCATCTGTCTCAAATAATTTACCAAATTTAGTACTAAAATTACTTAATGATATTTCGTCCTTAATTTGTAACATTTTAGTTACTAATACATCACCATTAGATAATGTTAATATTCTTTCACCATTATTATCATCATCTATATAATCAACACCCACCATATTTATATCGAAATGATATTCTGCATCTTTTCCGCATTTATCACAGACATAATCAACAACATATCTATTATCTCTAAATGAATTAGCTCTAAGCCATAATAAAATATACATTTTATCAGCAGAATATAATTCATTAATATCTATTCCTCGAACAGTTCTTCGTAACACATCATTTATCACAGATTCTGCATTATCATCATTAAGTGATGTTAATTTCTTAACTTCCATAACCTTTAATGGTCTTGCCATAATTTTAACATCACCATATAATAAACCTTTAGTTGGTAAATTATCTATTTCCCAATAATTAGCATCATCAGTATTAGTGTTTATTGTAACACCTCCCGTGACATCCTTTAATGGAACTTTAGGTGACATATTAGGTAATGGTTCGTCATCAGGAATACTCATTGCAGTTTTTTGCATTTCTTCCATCAATTTCATCATTTTTTGTTCTGATGTCACAGTATCATCTTCAAGAGATGACACTCTATCATCAACAATATTTTCATCTTTTTCATCAAACATTTGCATATTAACCTCACTATTTTATAAACTCAATTATTTGAATGATTCTTTACTTAAATTAATATCATCAAATATAAATCTTCTTTTATTTTTTTCTTTTTCTAATTCATTATATGTTGTAGCGAATAAATTCTGGTATGATATATAATCAGTTCCGAATGTTATATCATATTTGATAGATTCTGACGAATCATATCCCAAACTAAGTCCTTCAGCTCCTAAAAAGAACACATCTTTACCTATAATACGATTAACTATTCTTCCGTCTTGAGCCGATATATCTATAATAATATCACCTAATCGTGATTTATAAGGACAGATATGTAATCCTTCTTGGATAACTGTACCTTCTAACTCTCTAGCCATATAATGAATTGTACCTACATTATCTTCTTCAAATGTTATCTTGATATCTAAAGGCTGTTCTTTATTCAATATAGGATATGAATATTGAATAGTTCCAACATTCACAGTTTCCCTTGAAAATTCATTAGATGGTACATCAACAGATAATATATGATACGGTTTAATCATATTAGGGTATATAAGTTTTTTACCAGGATTATTTTGTGCATACTTTCTGAAATCTAAATATACTTCGAAATTGTACGAAGTTAATATAGATTTATTATGAAAGAAATCATTAACAACATTCACACTTAAACCTTTAGCCATAATACACCCTTTTTTAAAAATTAAGTTGTTGTTGTATCTGGGAACAATGTCCAATAATCATATTGGAATGTTACATCATATTTAACTGCTTCATTTCCATCATACGCCATAGATGCTTCACCTACATTTTGAACCCATGCATTATGAAATCTAATCTGTTTAGGTAATGGAATACCAGCATAATTAAATAAAATCAAATATAAATCTTTAGTTAAAAATCTTTTCATCGGTCTTTTAGATTTACCAGCAGTAGTTAAACTTGCAGGATTAATATTGAAAATATTTTGTTGCCATTCATACATTATTCTCTGAATTGCCATATCTTCTGTATCCTCAAAGTTTATTGATACTGTACCACCACCTGGGTCTGCTTTTCCTGGGAAGAACTGACGAGTTCCCATGAAATTAGATGTGATGGGTTCATTAGAACGCTGAGGAATAGATATACTTCTACATCTAACTAATAAGTCCTCAAAATCTAATATAGCTGATGGTGCAACGCTATGAACTCCAGGGACAAATAATTGCCACATAAAGTTACGTTGAACATCAGGATATTTATATGCACGACCATTAATGGTGAAGTTTGCAGGGTTAACTGAACCTCCCAAAATACTATTTAATGACATTATTTACTCCTTATCATAAATAACACAATCTTTCTTATATTATTTATATAAATTGTTTAATCAAAAAGGAAGAGATAAAAAACCTCTTCCTTTATTATTTTACATATTTGTTGTTACAAATTACGCATATTTTAATTTAACATCACTGAAATTAATTCCAGTTCTTGTTACAACAGTTGTGAATTGAATAAATTCAATAACTTGTGTTGGTTGAAGATATATATCTATATTTAATTGATTCGCATCAATAACATCTGGAGTATTATTACTTTCGTCACATACTACAGAATAGTCATAAAGACCTCCACCAGCCTTAACACCAGCTAAGAAATCATCAACCATAGAATAAACTCGTAATCGTGTACCGACTGTATTATTTTCAAATACAAATTGATTCAACGCATTTTCGATATTCTTTTCGATATAAATAAGATTTCTACGGACATTTATTCTGTCTAATGAAGATTTCTTCAATTGTGCAAGCAGGAACATTACGGATAGAATTAATATTCTTATCATATAATTTACCGATATGGTCGAAACTAAAAATCTTATTTTGGTCTAATACAGAGACTGTACCTCTCGCAACTCCTGATGGAGCAAACCAAGGTTCTGCAATTCTGTCAACTCTTGCGTATAATGATGCTCCAAATATAGCGTTAGGAAGATACACATACTTATCATTATATTTGTCATATACACGTGAATAACCTGCATATAACGCCATAAATGATGGATATGGATATCCGTACTCTTCTTCATTAATAATATCTCTGTAATCAAGGAGTGTGACATCACCTACTTGGTTAGCAGCGATACAATCACGTCTAATATTACACACATCAGCAACAGCTAATTTATCTTCTTTAGAAAAACTACTATTAATTAAGATTTGAACAGGAAGTTCTTCTCTATTAGTAAAATATCCCCAAAATTCTGTATCTGTTCCAAAGAAACCAGGACTCATTGATGCTGAACCACCACTAAGTTTTCCTAATCTTGGACCATTAGTAACATAGTATCCACTATTATCATTTCCATCAGGAGTTTTTAAACTAACATCTAAAAATCCACTTGAATAATCCCATGATGCACTAGATGCACTATCAGATGAACCAAATAATTTATTTGCTTTAACATAAATAAATTTAGAATTACCATTGATTGTTCTTTCGATAAACAATTCATTACCATCATTATCTAATTCGGGTTTCATTGTACCGTAAAAAACTTCAAGAGGTTCAATTCTTAATTTATTATCATTAGAGTCATCTTTATTAGAATATAGTTCTTCCCATTTTTTATTATCTGGGCGTTTATACACAGAAACTTTAACCACATCACTAGCAATACGGAAATGACGTTTAACCTCTTCAGGTCCACCACTCATAATAGATTCAGGCACATATGTTCCTGATGTATCTATAATACCAGTTTCTAATGAATTATTTGGATTTGTCCATTTACCTTTAACATACCATCCTGCTACATCTACACCATAATCCCATACAATATTTGCATCAGGTTTAGGTTTAACAGGAATAGCATCACTTCCACTTAATGCACTATATACTTCCCAAGTATTAGTAGATTCGTCATAAGTTGACGCATTTACAGGAATAAAATCTATAGTTTCTATAACAGCACTTGTTGATGGGTTTATGATGTCTACAGTATCCAATCCTGATGTAACATATGTAGATACAGTATCACTAATCCACACTTCTGGAACATCATATCCATATTTAGCCTGAGTTGCACTGGTTTCTACAGGATATTCGTCATAACTATATAACCATTCAGCTTCAGGGTTGATTGTTTCTATAGTAACAGCATATGTGTCTCCATCTTCACCTGGACCAACGTATCCAACTAAAAGTGCACCTTGGATGTTACCATCTCTATAATACTCTTCATATGTTGAAATTCGTTCACTTGTATCAAACACTTCCAATGGTGAATCTGAAACAGTTATACCTGAACTTGTTACACAACTTGTACATCCTTCAGCATCATTTTGATTAAATTCTACTGCTGAATATTTGTCGTCTTTATCATATGCTCTAAACACATATAATGTACTTGATTCTTTTAAAAACTCTAATGCTCCGTATGAGCCATAACCTAATTCGGGAACTAAATGTCCACCTATAGATGAGTGTGTCATGTCACTTAAACCACTAACATAATAAGGTTTACCAAAAGTTTCGATATACTCTTTATCATTAGTGACAAGAACAGGTCTTCTTACAGGACCTTTCTTTGCTCTAACAACAGTTCCTCCATTAGAAATACCTGTTGATATAAGAATGTCACTCAAATCTATTTCTCTACGGTATACACCAGGAGTTGAATATCCACCTGCCATAATTTTCCTCCGTTATTAATAAATAATATTATTTCTTTACTCTACTTTAGTATTTATATATTTTAAGAAGGTAGAAACATTATAGGACCACTATTTGTCAAATCATATTGGTCATCTAATGTCTTAACTTCTATATTGTCCCTATCAAAATAATCAGTAATGATAAAATATAACGCCCAAAGTAAAGATGTCACACAGTCATCATGTGTGCTTCTTGTTTCTGATTGGAAAACATTAGGACGGACTTCTATATATTTAGATAATTCTAAAATTGTATGTTCATTTTTCAATTTTAAAAACTGTTCATCAATATATCTCTTTAATAATAAATTAGCTTGTAATTTTATCTTAGGTGTTGACCTAATTCCTAAACCTTTTGGATCTATATTGATTAACTTATCATATTCATATTCATACCATATAGCATCACATAATGCTTCACCAATTCCGTTATTCTCAATCATCATCTCACACTCATTATAATACTTAGATATGCCTATACA